AAGAATACTACCCACCAACCACATCTAGCGATGCTGCAAGGGTGTTTTCTGAGCCTGACGAAGCTCTAAGCCACACATTCGCTTCTGACGATGAGCATTTGTTTGAGACGATTGATAGTGCCAACAAGCAGATAAAAATGTTGCAGGAGCTAAAAGACGAAGCCATTTTGAAAATACAAAACAAAATGGGACAGGCAACCATAGGTGTACATCCTAAATGGCAAGTGAAGTGGGGTAGCAAATCTTACAAGGCACAACCAGAGAAGATTGTCCCTGCGAAAGATGCCTACACTGTTAGAAACAAAACTGTCAGCATTAAGAGGTTGGAAGATGAAGAAAGGAACTAGATACATACAAGGAGAAAAAAGAAAAGCACACGAATATGCTATGCACATCTATGCTGAACACCCTGATTTGTCTTGTCGTGCTTTACAAGCATTATTAGAGAATCAAGGTTACAGAGTAGATCACAGCACTGTGTATCGCTGGATGAGGAAGGCATGAATATAAAAAAATGTGCTAACAAAATGTGTTGGAAGGGTGTATTTCAAAGAAAAGAATATATGACAGAATATCACTGGAATTCAACAAAATGCTGTAGTAAAAAATGTGGGACAGCAATGCACAAAAATTACAGATATTGTGACCATTGTTATACTGTTTATCATGCAAAAGTTAAAGGTTCAAAATATTGTTGTAAAGATTGTTCTGGTTTAGCACAAATACAAAAGAGAAAAAATCAAAGAAATGCTGATTGTATTAATTGTGGTAAAAACTTTAGTTGGATAGGCAATAAAAAAAGAATTGTTTGTACAACTTCATGTGATATTGACTATAAATATAAAAATAATCCACTAAGAAAAACTAGAAAATGTAAAAACTGTAATATTGAATATTGTTTGTGGAAAAAATACAAACCAAAAAGTGTGTTTTGGAACTATTGTTGTCTCAAATGTAAGCAAGATGATGATATAAAAAAACACTTCAAAAATAAAACCTGTTCTGTATGTGCAGAGCCAATACTGTCACACAGGAGCAAAGATACAAAAACCTGTGACGATGATTGTCATATTATCAGTAAAAGCAAAGATTTTAAGGAGAAAGGAGTTTGTGGCAAATCATTAAAGAAAAAGTTCAAACAAGGTTCTTACAGTTATTGGTTCAAACAAATAAGCCCATCTAGAATTACAAATACAGAGCTTACTAGAGACTATTTGACAGAATTGATGATTAGTCAAAATTTTACTTGTCCTGTATTTGGGTTTAAATTTCATGAAATAAAAGGCAGAAGCAATCATAGTGCTACTTTAGATAGAATTGATAATACGAAGAGTTATGTAGTTGGTAATGTTATGTGGGTTTCTTGGAGAGCAAATCGATTGAAGTCTGATATGTCAATAAATGAATTGAAACAATTTATTCACTTTTACAAGGGTTTACTAGAAATAGACTTGAAATATCCCAGTATGCTAGGATTTACATTTAGTAATAAACATTTGATTACTGGTGTAACACTTCGTGAAGCAAAAATGGTGCAAAGACTGTCAGATACCGATAACAAAATCTAATGCTTTCATTGATAGAGGTGATAGGATTCGTGCCAGATGCAAAACCTGCGACTACAAATACCGAGCCAAAAGAAATGGGGTTGATGCTTATAGCTACATGGATAAGCTGTTTGCTAAATTAAAATACGAAGTCACATCAGGGCATAGAAGAACATCCAGAGCCGACCTAACATGGCACATAAATCAAGCCCACCTTTACAACTGTTACCATAGACAAAAAGGCAAGTGTGCTTTATCAGGTATTGCGATGACTTGGCTAACAGGACAGGGCAAAGTAGATACCAACATATCCATAGATAGAATCAATCCCAGTGTTGGCTATGAGCCAAACAACATCCAATTAATAACTTATCGGTGCAATATAATGAAACACGATATGACAGAAGAGGATTTGTACCAACTGGTAGCTTTAATTAATCAGCACAAGCAATCAGGTAAGAAGCATTGATTCTAGCCCTTCTTTTCACTTGTCGTGCATAGCGACTGTCTAGCAACTCTTCAGCAGCTTTCTCCCAATCTCTAGCATCAATGGCATCAAGCATATTCTCAAAATTAAGTAGCTTGGATAGCCCTAAGTTGTAACACATATCAATCAAAACCAGCTTGGCTTTATCAGGTAAATCGTCAAATCTATTAATGATGCCTTTAAGTTCTTTAATGCATTGTTGGATATCGTTGGCTAATAGGTATTCGGCTTCTTGCTTGGTAATACCCTTCTGTTCAATGTTGCGACCAAAACCGATAGTATCGTACCCTGCTGGGCATGAATAAACCAAAGCTGAGAAACCTTCGTATTCTTTTATGTGTTCTCTAATCTCATTGACCAACTCTTCTTTCATACAGCTATATTAACTTGGATTCTCGCATTGTTGTAGGCTTTCGTACTCTCTTTGCCTTAAACCATCTATTTCTTGTTTGTATAAATTGATCTCAGTTTCCAAGACAAATACTTGTCGTTCTAGTTCAGTTGTCTTTGCTTCTAATTCTCTAATATCAGGAAAGATGTAATTGTTTTGATTGCCCCTAATGTTTCTAGCTTCTCTAGCATTTTTTTCAATGCGTTCACTAATATCGGCATAGCCATAAACAGCAATCGATATAACCACAATAATCTGTGCCAAATAAGAAAGGCTAATCTTTAATGATGTGTCTTGATTAAGGCTCATACCTTAATTATATAAATAAAGGGTTGGGCAGGTAAGGGTAGTGGGGTAAGGAGATATATGAAAAAGACCTGCCCAGAACTAAATCAATATAAGAAGTATAGCAACTAATGTTGTGGCTAGAAAGCCAGTGGTCGCATATATAGCTACATCAATTTTACTGTTCAGGGCTTTTATGTCTTGTTTTAAGTCTTGCAAGGTTGCAAAGACTGTTTTTGATTGTTCGTGACATTGGGCTAAGTGTTCTTTCAGACCTTGATTGACCTCTTGAACAGTAGCCCTTGCCATTAGTTTTGCTCGTTAGGAACAGACAACATTAGCTGTTGTTCCAGTTGGTCTGCTTTTTGCTTGTAACCATTAACAAGTTTAAGCAACTGTTGTACTTGTTGCTCTAGTTGTTCATAGCTTGGCTTTTCAGCAGCTTCAACTTTTTTATCTTCTTTTGCCACTTTTCACTCCTTTTCTTAAAGAAAGATAATCTACAAAATCATAAACCTGTAAATTAAAGCCCTTTTTAGGCTTTGGGTATATGCTCATCAAAATGTTGGCACAGCCATTAGCGAATACCAACCAAAAAAGTAAATCAAAAATCCACATAAGATGATTATAGCCAAATGAAAAAAAAATTAAAGTTATGGATTAACACCAGCTTCAGTATCAGCCCATGCTTCAACCACATAGTTTTTTGAGCCAGAAGTATAGTAACCATTGGTAAAGTCCATAGTAATACCAGATTTAGTGCATCTGGTTCTGATTTCAAATGTGCCTGATAAATCAGAGAAGTTATCTTGATCGGTTGTTTCTACTTTAAAGGTATAAAATAGGTCGTAGTTTGTAGGTATTAAATACCATTGGTCTGAGTTTCTACTGGGTGTAGTGAATGTTGTTGTTGCAGGGCTTACAGAGCCATCATCTTCCAATGTGGTGTATATTATCTTGGCTTCCCACTTAGCTAGATCATTATTGACATTGTCCAAAACATCCCCTGTATAGTCTTGATATTTTGAATCATAACTGTAGATGCCATCTTGACCTTGTTTAAATCTAAATTCAATTCTATTGTTTGCTGTGTCATGTCTGATGGCTATTTCAAAAGTAGCTGAACCAGTCTCATCACCATTTTCATCATAACCATTAACCAAATTAATCGCATCTATGGTGTCTATAGCACTAATAGAAAAAGGCGCACCATACCAGAACTTGAAAGGCATTGGATTAAAAGCTGAAGGGATAGAATTTGCTATACCCCTTATATCAGAATCATTAATAGATGCTTGTGTGGCTGTTGTGCCACCTGCTTCAACATGGATGTCATCTAATGATATTGCACCTGTTGTTGGCAATGTCATTGTTTAAGTTCCTCTACTTCTTGTTTTAATTCTTTAATAGCTTGAATTAACAATGGTACTAGCTTGTCATATTGCACTGCTAGGTATTGTTTATCTATTGGAGCTTCTGTAACTGCTTCTGGCATGATATCTAAGATTTCTTGAGCCGATACACCTACTTGTCTGTTTGGGTTGTTATAACCTAATTCTTTGGCTTTATCGTTCTCTTTGAAGTAGTAACCATTGATAGCTGATAATTTATCAAGAGCATTTGGTATGACACCTTCAAAATCTTTTAATCTAGCATCTGAATAATAAGCAGTGATATTGTTGGTTGCTCTTATTTCACCAGTTGTACCACTGGCAGCAGTACCCACACCAATAGAATCAAACTTAAGATCAACATCAGTACCAACAACAACATAGCCACTTGTAGCATTTTTATAAGCAATGCCATTAAAGTTAGAGCCATCAAAGAAAGCTGGTTTACTACCACTTAAACCAATGAGTGCAGAAGCATCAGAATGACCAAACCAAGCATCTTCTGTTCCTGTGGCTGTTTCTGTCCATTCATACAAGATTGATGAATCACCAAACTTTAAACCTTTACCATAAGTACCAAATACTAATTTATTGTGATGCCCTGTAGTCTCCACATTACCTGTGACAGTTAAGTTGCCACCAATGGATAGATTGCCAGTCAGACTTTCACTACCAGTAACAGTTGTTTCTCCAGTACCACTGTTATAAGCGAAAATGTCATCCAGTGGTGTGCCATTTAAGGTTATGACTTCTGCATCAAGTGTACCTGTAATAGTAGCACCACTAACATTTAATGTCGTTGCTGTGATGTTGCCTGTAATAGTGGCTGATTGGGCTGTCATAGCACCTGCTGAAGTTACAACAAATTGACCACTGTTAATATTTAAACTTCCTGCATCGATAGCACCTAAATTTGAAGTTATTGCTGCTAAATTAGTCACATTAATTTTATCAGCTAATATTGTGCCTGTTTGTATAACACCACCACTAATGGATGTGACATTGGCATTGACTTCTGCACCAGTAATGAAATCAGCAATATCAGTATCTGTAGCATAGCCACCTATGGTTAAGGTTGTGCCATTGAATGATAAAGCACTACCTAGTGAGAAGTTGGAACTGGTATCGACATAGAAAGGTGTGTTGCTGTCATTAAATGTGCCAGTGCCATAGAAGGCTTTGGTTTCTGTGAACTGCATACCACCTATAGCACCCTGATTGATTTCCTCTGTATCAACTGCACCATTGCCTATGTCATCGTTAATTACTGGGTCTACTGTGACATTGAAGGAATTAAGCAAAGTATCTTCTGATTCTATGCCTAGTGAATTAATCGCCACAACCAAAGCAGAATAACCATTGGCTTTAGGCAATTCAGGTAAATAAAATCTAGTTTCTTTAACTCTACCATCCCTTATGACATTGCCTGATTGGTTGGTTGAATCGTAAACCTTTACTGCAAATTCATAAGAAGGATAAGTATTGCCATCATCCCATGACAAATAAGCAGGTGTTGAGCCACTCTTTTGGTTGAAATTAAAGTTGCTCGGTGCTTCTACTCTGTTGGATTCTACAGGGTCTTTTAAAATACCTAAATCTTCATCTGGTGGTTCATTGTAACCATAGATACCACCCTGATACTCTATCGCTGTAACTTCTATATTAAGGTCTGGTTGTATCGTCATATTGGTAATGCGATATTGTTCAGCCGATAAATCTAAGTTGCTATTGGTAATAGCTATAACTTCACCCACTCTTGATTTCAATACTCTAGGTGAGCATAAGAAAGATATAGTTCTTTGACTTCTCGATCTTTTTAGAATTGATACAGCATGGTTGTAGGCTATGCTTTGATTGGTAACGAATGGAAACTGTACCCTTGTTTCTAATATCTCATTGCCATCGTCTGCTAAGAAAGTATCAGTGGATTCACCAGTATAGTAAGCTGTGTCAGTCTCGTATTTCTTTTGTGAATTAAAAAACTCAGTTTCAACCTTATTGTATTTCTGTTCTTTGCTTTCTAAATTAAGCTGTATACCAGCATCTAATATATGATCTTCTGTAAGCGTCTGTACTGGTGTTTCAGTGCCTTCCACATCTATTGAGTATTTACCATTACTATAGGTAAATATTCCTCTCATATTAGAAATTAGGAGCTTGGCATTGTCGATAACAGATTCATCGGTATCAATAAGACCATTGCAATGAAACCTTCTTACTGTTTCTGAGAATGTACAACTTGTAGCTGTAGTTATAGCAGTATCAACAGCACCTTTCTCAAAACTCAATCTATAAACAGGTCG